GCCGTGGGCTTGCCCGATCTCTTGCCCCTGTCGGTGTGGCCGGGCATCGCCGGTGCGCACGCCGAGCTCGCGCCCGGTGCCGAGGTGCTCGTCGGTTTCATCGAGGGCGATCGCACTCAGCCCGTCGTGCTCGCGTTTGCAGGCCGTGAGGGGCCGGGCTTTGTCCCGGTGCGGCTCACCCTCGGCGGCGTGAACGGCGCCCCCGTAGCGCGACAGGGTGACGTCGTGGAGGTGCAGTTACCGCCCGCGCAGTTCACCGGCACGATCAACGGTGCGCCGGCCGCGGGTGCGGTGGTGTTTGCCGGCGTCAAGGCGCTCGGGCTCATCACGAGCGGCTCGAGCAAGGTGAGGGCCGCCACATGAGCACGACGTACCTCGGCTCACTTACCGTCGGCGGCGTACTCCCGGGCGGTGTCGCGCTCGGTGCGGCCGGTGTCGCCGGCATCAATGCCGCGTTGCCGTCGCTGCTCGAGCAGCTCGAGGGCTTGCTTTCGTTCGCGCCGACGCCGATCAGTCTCACCGCGCAGATCTCGACGCTCGAGGCGATGATCACCGGCCTCAACGCCGCGATCACCCTCGGCGTGATGCCCCCGTCGCTCGACACTCAGATCGCCGGCATCGCCGCACTCATCGCCGCACTGAGCAGCGTCGTCGGTGGCATCAATGCTCAGCTCGCGCTCATCACGAGCTTTCAAGCCGCACTCGGTGCCGCGGGCGTTCACGCGATCGCGTTCGAGGGGCCGGTTGCAAACCTCGGTGTCGAGCTCACGGGACGGCTCGCCGCGGTGCCGGGCCTGTCGCCGGGTGACGCCGCGCACGCGCTCACGCTGCTCACCACCGTGCCGGCGACGTGGGCCGCACTCGCTCAGCTCATGAAGGTGACGCCGTGAGCAAAACCGTACTCGACGCGATCGACGCTGAGCTCGCGAGCCTCACCCCCGTCACGCCGCGCACCGGTGCGCTCGGGTTTGGGACCGACCTCGCGTGCGTGACGGATCTGTCGGCGAGCCTCGACGAGGTGGATCCGCTCTCGCCCGTCGGCATCGGCGAGGCCGCGCTACGTCGGCTCATGACACCGCGCGGCGGGCTGCTCGATGATCCCGACTATGGGATCGACGTGCGCTCGTTTTGCAGTCGCGGCGTTGCCGTCGACGAGCTGAGAGATCTCGCCGGCACGATCAAGCTCGAGCTCGTGAAAGACGATCGCATTGAGACCGTGCTCGTCGGTGTGACGATGCCCGCGCCGAGCACCTTGCGGATCAGCATTCTGATCACCGCGGCCCTCCCGGCGCTCACGCCGTTCTCACTCATCTTCGTCGCGACACCTGAGACTCTGACCGTTGAGGTGATCGGCTAATGGCACTCATTCCCCTCGACGAGCTCGTCACGCCGCTCACGCGCGAGCAGGTGCAGGCGCGCATCTATAGCGTGCTGACACTGCTCGGCGTCACCACCACCACGTGGAAGCCCGGCGCCGTCGTGCGCACGATGATCTTCGCGGTGGCGATCATCGCGTCGGCTTTCTCGAGGTTGCAGGCGCTCATCGCACGCTCAGGTTTCCTCGAGCTCGCCGAGGATGCGTGGCTCTCGATCGTGGCGAAGTACGTGTACAACGTCGAGCGCGTGTACGCGACTTTCGCCGAGGGCACGCTCACGCTCGTCAATACCGGGGGCGGCATCTTCACGCTCGACGCCGACGACCTGACGGTTCGCAATCCGACCACCGGCAAGAGCTATCGCAACACGGTGGGCTTTACGCTCGAGGCGCTCGCGACGCTCTCGATCCCCATTCGAGCCGTCGAGGCCGGGAGTGCGAGCACGTCGGGAGCGGGCACGATCACCGCGTTTGACACCCCCTTGCTCGGCGTCACGTGCTCGAACGCGCTCGCCGTCGTCGGCCTCGATGCCGAGTCGGATCCGGCACTGCGCGCTCGGTGTGGCGAGAAGCTCGGGAGCCTGAGCCCGTTCGGGCCGTGGGATGCGTACTCGTTTGCCGCACGCAACGCTCGACGCGTCGACGGCTCGCTTGTCGGCGTGACGCGGGTGCGCAACGTCAAAGACGGCTTCGGCAATCTGACTACCTACGTCGCGACGAGCTCGGGAACCGTCACCGGCACCGCCGACAACCTCGCGACGGATCTCGGGATCGTGAACGAGGCGATACAGCGGCTCGCCGCACCGCTCGCCGTCACCGCGCACACCGCGAGCGCCACCGCGTTCACGCTCGCCGTTACCTACAAAGTTTGGATGTACAACACGAGCGGTTTGAGCCCGGCTCAGATCGAGGATGCCATCGAGGCGCGGCTCGTGCTGTTCATGTCGGGACAGCCCATCGGGGGCAACGTCATAGGCGCGGATCCCGGCAAGGTCTTCGTCGACGCGATCCGCACGACGATCGGCGCCACGCTCCCGCAGATCTTCCACGTCGAGGTTACGGCACCCGCGGCCGACGTCGTGCTCAGCGTGGCTCAGGTGCCGGTGCTCGGCGCCGTCACCGCGACGACGATCACTCAGGTGCCGCCGAGCGAGGGGGCACCCTAGATGGCAAAGGGCACCAAGTACCCGAACGGCTCGCCGGTAACGATCACTCTGCCCCTAACGCCGGCAACGTCGGTGCAGGGAAACCCGGCGGTGATCACCGACGGCGCCGTGCCCGATGAACTGGAGGAAGGCGAAACGATCCCGTCGTCGGGCGATTGGGTGCTCGACCCAGACCTTGGTTATGAGGTTTGGGTGTACGACGATCCGCGCATCGCCGAATACGTCAAGATCGGCGGTCACCCGGACTGGCCGTTTTCGAGCAGCAACTACGCGACGGTTCAACTCGAGTTTTCTGAGCCTCGATGGGTGCGCGGGCTGGCCTTCGTCGAAGGTGGCACCATCGCGGGCGAGGTTGCTCAGATCAACCGCCCGAAAGAGATCCAGATCGGGTACCGCGAGCCCGTGCACGGTTCCATCATTCCGCTTTCGACAGGCGGCGAGTGGTCGTGGGACGTCGCCTATCCCGCGGTAAGCGGCGCCGGGGGCAAGTCGCGCTTTCGCCGGTGGCACCTTACTTTTACAGCGCCGCGGCGTGTCGATCGGATTCTCTTTGGCGCTACGCCTGCATACAACGGCGGTTCCGCCACCGCGTGGACGATCGCTGAGCTCGAGGTGTACCGCGAGACGCCGACGCCGCCGTCATTCGTGATCGATTTCGTCGCCGCGCTCGATGCCACGCACGTCGAGGTTACTTTCAGCAAAGCGGCTCGTGCGTCGGTTTGGGATGAGACAGAGCTCACGTGGCAGGCCGCGCACTTCACGTTCGACAACGGGCTCACGCGCGTCGGCGCCTCGACCGGCGATTGGATCACGACGACGATCGAGACGTCGCCGCAAACGCCCGGCGAGCTGTACACGCTCACCGTCGCCGACACGCTCACGAGCTCGCCTTACGGTGACGTGCTCGAGGGCAATACGTACGAGTTCACGGGATACGAGGAGCCCGCCGCGCCCGAGCTCTTGCTCATCGAGGTGCAGGCGCAAGACGAGCTAACGCTCATCCTGTTTTTCAACACGACGCTCGACACTGGTTTCGCCGGCACCACGGATCCCGCGAACTACTCGAGCGTCCCGGCAATCTCGATCGATACCGTCGACGTCGGCGGGCCGGATCATCTCTATGTGCACCTGTCGGCGCCGCTCTCGCCCGGCGTTGAGCACGTGCTCACGATCGCCGAGCTGCTCGCCGAAGATGGCTCAGTGCTCGAGGCCGGCGTCGGGAGCTTTACGTGGGGTGATCCGCCACCGCCACCACCGCCACCACCGATCCCGGGCGGCCCGCCGTCGCTCCCGAACGAGCCTCGCCGCACATTCCGCGATGCGATGCGCGAGATCTCGACGCCGTGGTTGCGCGGCATCGTCGGTGGCGGCGTGCTCTATGCGATCGGGTATCAGTTCGACATGCTCACCGATGCTCTGCTCGCGGGCGTCAAGGCGAGGTTCCCGGGCCTGTACACGTACGAGTCGCTCGCGCTGCTCGGCCGTGAGCGTCGGATCCGTCGAGGCCGCACCGAGAGCGACGAGGTGTATGCGTCGAGGATGTTGCCGTGGCTCGACCACCACCGGATCCGCGGCGGTCCGTACGCGATGCTCGCTCAGATCCACGCGCACTACGCGCCTGCAAACTTTCTCGTCGAGCTCAGGTACACGTCGAGTCGGCGCTACTCGATGGCTCTCGACGGCACCGTCACACGCTCAGAGGTTGCGTGGACACCCCCCGGCAATCCCGCGCAGTGGGCTCGGTGGTGGCTCTATTACGAGTGGCCGACGCCGATCGACGACGACGGCATATGGTCCGATCCCGGCACATGGGATGACGGCGGCGTGTGGGATAGCAATCTCTCGCCGACAGAGGTGCGAGACGCGCGGCTCGTGCCGAGAGAATGGAACGCCGCACATGCGATCGGTCGTGTTGTGCTCGTGAGCCCGCTCGAAACTGTGTCGCTCTCAGTCGAAGGTGCGTGATGACAAACAGAGACAAACACGCGAGTTACGATCAGGCCGTGGTGGGAGCCGCGAGCTTGCGCGGTGCAGTGCGCGGCGAGATCTTGCCGATCACCGTCACCACCTCGAGTAAGCCTTTTCTCGTGCCTGAGTCGTGGAAGGGCTTGCACATTCGGATGATCGCCGACGGTGGCGACGTCTACTATCAGATCTCGACGACCACCACCGTCGCTTGCGATATCGCCGCGCGAGCCGTCGAGACAGGGGGACCGCCCGCGGCTCTCACGCCGAGCGCGTCGGGCAACGGGTGCATACCCATCTTCAACAAAACGCCCGTCGACGTGCCTTTCGGCACCGACGCCGTTTCGTTCGCACTCATCGGCTCGGCGCCGTGCGTGTTGCGTTGCCACATTGCGGAGACCTGAGTGATGCGCCGTTGCGTCGACGAGATGGATCTGAGTGTGTGCGAGCTCGAGCTCACCGCGCGCGCACTCGAGCGCGTCAACCGACGCGGCGGCCCGCTCATGCGACGCGGGGGGCGTAGCGGTGGCAATGGTGAGAGTGCGCCGGGTGGCGAGGTGTTGCCGCTTTATGGGATCCGTGACCTGTCGACGGCCAACAGATACGACACGCCGAGCCCGGGCGGCGAGGCCGGCACCGCGAGCGGCTTTGGCATCGTCGAGTTTTTGTCGATCGACAAGCTCGGTGTGGCGCGCTTTCTCAAAAACCGCGCGAATTCGAGTTTGAGTGCGGGGTACGGTTTCTACATCACCGCGGCAAACGTGTTGTCTTTCGTGTGCGGCTCAGGCACGCCGGCCGCGGTTTACTCGCCGGGTTACACGGTGCAGCCGAGCGACGTCGGCAAGATACTTTGTCTCGTGGGGTGGTTTGACGCCTCGGTGCCGGCGGCACTCAAAGTAAGGTTGCTCGTTTCGAGGATGCAGGTCGGCGCCGGCACCGCGATCGTCGGGTACACCGCGCTTGCCAACAAAACCACGATCAGTTCAACGGCCGGCACTGCCGGATCAAACCCTGCCACCGACACGACGTTTTACGCGTCGGCAACCTTTCTCGGCACGCCGAGCGAGGCTCAGGTGCTCGCGTACGTAGATGCCGCGCGCGCGCTCGGCGATATGCCGGCCACCATGGACGGCGCCACGATCGCGCACCGGTGGAGCTTGCGTGCCGCGCTTGCTGGTCTGACTGTCGTGAGCGGGCAAGTCGGCCCGGCCGAGATTGCCGACACGGTGACGAGCGCGGCGGCCGATGCGCTCGGCCGCGTGGGCTCGCCGATCGTCGTCGCGCGCGACACGTCGATCGACGGGCGCAAGAGCTACGGTGCGCAGGGCTTCAGCGCGACGTCGCATTTTCGCGCTCAAACGGCCGGCATACGCGGGAGCGCGGCCGGTCTGACAGTCTTTCTGGACTTCACGCTCAACGCGCTTTCGCCCACCGGGGGGCGCATCTACTCGAGCTATAACGACGCGATCGGCGCAGGCTGCTCGCTGCATTTAGATAGCGGGCCGACGCTGAGCATGTACGCTTTTGGCGGCCCCTCGCTTTTGTTGCGCGCGTTCGGCGTGTCTGACGTGGGGCAGCGGGTTACCGGCGCCGTCACGTGGGACGGCACGACGTGGACACCTTACTTCAATGGGGTGGCGGGTACGCCTGTCGCGGGCGGATTCGCGCGTAACACGAGCTCCCCAATGTGGGTCGGCTATGGGCCTGACAACACACCGGCAAGCATCATCTCTTTGCACGGTTTAGCAGGGTGCGATCAGGCGTTGACGGCCGCCGAGGTGGCTCAGGTTCACGCCACCTTGCGCGCTACCGGCGTGCTCGATCTGCCCGCGGGCAAGACAAACCCGCATACCTATGATCTCACGCGCGACATTGCGCCCGCGCCTGAGCTCGGCGTGCCTGCACAGGTGCTCGATCGCGCGGGCACCGACCACCTCACGCGCGTCGGCACCGGCCTGACTGTCGCGCAGCGCGTCGAGCGCGTGTACAGCTACGAAACGACGCCGGTGCTAAACGGCGCGAGCGGTTTCACGCCGACGGCACGACTCGAAAGAGCGGGCGACGGATTCGGCGGCGATGCGTCCGGCATGTTCTGGCAACTCTTACTGCGTTTCGATTCTCAGGGTGTACCCGCACGCACGCGCCAACTTCTCGGCAACTACATTGGCGCGACAGACGGCGGTTTTCTTCTCTATAGCTACGGCTCACACAGCTCGATTCAGCCTGTTTTCGTGCACGCCGGTGGCTCAGTCACAGGTCTCACCACGACGGCTATATCCGCTTCTGACGTCGGCCGGCTCATGCTGCTCACCGCGGTGATCGACAACGGTGCGACGAAGGCGAAGCTGTACCTACGCCGCGCAATGGTCGGTCTCGGGACTGACATTGCAGGCTATCGGCCGCGCGTCGGCGGCACGCTGCTAATCGGCGAGGCGAACAGCGGTGGCGCGTCGGATGGCATCACGATCTTTGGTGCTCAGTTTGGGATCAGTCCGCCGTCGGCCGCGGAGATCTGGGCCAATCACGACGCGACGATGGCCGAAAACGATATCGTGGCCATTCCGGGCCGCACGACAAACCTCTACTCAATCAAGCGATCCGTTGCGGAGAACGGCGGCGTCATGCCTGCCACGATCGCCGATCGCGTCGGCTCGGCGCATCTCACGCGCACGGGGAGTCTGACTGTTTCGCCTCAACACGCACACGCCTACGCATGGTGATAAAATGAATCGTCTAGTTCTGACACCTGAAGAGCAAGCGGCCGTCGACGACTACCGCACCGTCAACAATGTCCAGCCGACCGACACGGTCGTGGATGGCACGAACCTCGTGATCGACGATCACTTGCGCGTCGACAACGCGTGGGACGTCGCGATCGTGGGCGGCACCGGGATGTTCGTGATCGCGATCATTCCGGCATGGGGTGGCATGATCCTCGAAATCGATCTGCTCAACTTCGTCACGGATCGTGCCGGCCCCAACGGGCAGACGATGCCGATCTATGATCCACAGCAAGAGCTAGCACGCGCGGCGAAGGTGGCGCCCCCCGTGGACCCTAAGCTAGCGGCGAAGGATGAACGCACCGATCGCCGCGGACTACGCAAGGCGCTACGGGATGCCATCGAGCGTTTGCCCGCCGATCAGCAGAAACACGCGCGGCAAGTGATCCGCGCGGCCGGTGCACTCGGCAAGGATGACGACGCATGACGCTACTCGGCGCGCTCATGCATTTCTGCACCACCGTCGAGACTGCACTCGGCCCCATGCTGAGCGAGCTGATCGGCATCGCCGGCATAGCTGCGTTCACGTGGTGGCGAGCGAAAAAGGCGATCAGTAAGGTTGAGGCGAAAGCCGATGCCGGGATCGCCGCCGCGAACGAGCGCGCGAGCGTGGCCAAAGCCGAGGCGCGCGGCACAAAGGTGCAGCTCGCGCGCATCGAGGGCTCACTCAGGCCGGCGTCACTCGCAACACCGCTGCTCCCGAGCGTCGGCCCGACACCCGGCACGAGCTCGAGCTCGAGCGGGCACTTCGAGCCCGTCGTGTTTCCCGAGCTCCCGCAAGGTGCGCCCGGTGCGCGGCCGGCGATGCCCGATCCATCCATCAACGGCGATCACCCGCTCCCGGCACCGTCGCGTGTGCCGCGAGACATCCACGCGACACCGCCTGAGCGCCCGAGCGGCAAGTCATGATCGAGCCGCACGATCGTGAGCCGTTGGCGCTCGTGTTGCTGCTCGCCGGCCTCGGCGTTGTCATCGGCCTGATCCTCGGTGGGGTGATCTTGTGAGCAAGGTGATCGACACCGCGAAGAAGGTGGTGGGCGCCGTCGGCACCGCGGCGACGATCGCGAGCCTCGTCGGTTTCAAGGTCGAGGGCCGGCCCGTCAAAGACAAGAGCAAGCCCGCCAAGGTCAAGGCACTCGGGCTGCCGTGGTTCGAGCGCGACGTCGACGGCAAACAGTACGTGCTCTGGTTTCGCATTCGGGACGTGCGGCGGTGATACAGCGCGGCGAGCCGACGCAAGAGATCGTCGCGCACGGCAAGGCGTACCGGTGTCTCGCGCCTGTTCGCACGTGGTCGGCAACCGGCATGCACTTTTTGACTCGCATGCGGCTCGCGGAAACGCGGTGGATCGTCAACCACTGGACAGGTGCAGAGAACAGCGCCGAGCAGTGTTTCGACAACATGCGCCGGCACGTCGACAAAGACGGCAAGCCCGAGCCGCTCTCGGTGCACTTCATCGTCGATCAACTCGGCGAGGTTTATCAGTGCGCCGACGTCGCCGCGCGCTGCTCGCACGCGCGAGAGAACGGGGGGAATTCATGGGGTGTCGGGATCGAGATCATCAATCGCGGGCACGGCACGACCCCCTCGAAAGGTTTCGAAAGGCCGCGGCGCACCGAGCGGATCCACAGGCGCGAGGTTACTTACGGCGAGTTCTATCCCGCTCAGATCTCGAGTGTCATCGCGCTCAACGCCGCGCTTTGCGCTGCTCTCGAGCTCCCGCTACGGGTGCCCATGAAAGACGGCGACGTTTACCCCACCGTGCTTCCCCCCGGGTACCTCGGCGCGTACCGCGGCGTGCTCGGGCACCTGCACCTCGATCGAGGCAAACCCGATCCCGGGCTCGAGCTGCTCAGGCGGATCCACGCGGCCGGGCTGAGCCTTGGGAACGTGTAGACATGTCTAGGTGTCTACATGTATCGGTGTAGACATATGATCGTCAGACGATCGCGCGATCAAACGCCGTAGCGCGCTCTCATCGTCCGGCGAGCATCGCGCATGCGTCGAGCTCGGGCCTCGGCGTGTGGCAAGCGGCGGTGCATCCGGCGCTGAGCAAGCCCGATGTACACCGCGGCTCGAGCGAGTTGGCTCTCGGTGCGTGCGCGATCGACGCGCTCGAGGTACTCGCACCATGCCGGCTCGGCCGCCACCTGCTCAGCTAGGTCGCACACCTCTCGCCGCACGTACTCAACGCCGCGATACCGCCAGTCCGCAAAGAGCCGTCGTGACTCGTCGCTCTCTTGCCAGTCACGATCGATGAGCGGGAGGCGATCGCCCGCATGCCCGCAGTCGAAACCGAGCCACCACACCCGGTCGGGCTCGCCCGGCCGCGGCACGTGGCAGATATCGCCGACGCACTCGCCCGAGTAGTTGAGCCCGCCGTGCGCGCTCGCCGGGCAATCGTCGGCGGCGAGGGCGTACCACGGGTGCGGCCATGGCACCGCCACGTACCCGCAGAACACGCCGACCGGCACCCGCCGCACGAGACATGGCAAGCCCTCGTGCCGCCACTCGACGCGATCGGGCTCGTCAACCCACGGGCCGTCGCCGAACAGTTCGAGTTTCGACTCGCGCGTAAACTCTTGCTTCATCACTCGACCTCCGCTGCTAGCGCGTAAATAGCGCAACTCTCGAACGGTGCCCGGCGTGCGAATCCGGCGAGCTCGCGCGGGCTGAGCGCGATCGGCCGGCCGGCCGCGACGGCTCTCAGCTCGCGTAGCAACACGACGACAAACGCCGTGCCCATGGCCGTCGTCGCGAGCCTGGCGCCCTCGATCGGGCCGAGGCTATCCGTGTGCGCGATGGCGACGCGTACGAGGTCGTTCACGAGCTCTCGAATGCGCGCGATGTGCTCATCTCTTGCGTTTGCTGGCATCTCATCCCCCCTCTGTGGGTTCATTCGCGGCACAGATCCTCCCGCACGTCTGGTTTGAGCATGCTGAGAAAGCGTGACGCCGCGGCCGACGTCGGCGCGGGCTTGCGGCACCGACGGATCCATTCGAGCCACGCACGCACCGCCCGCTCGAGCGCGAGCCGCTTGCGTACGAGTGCCTCGGCCGGATCCTCGACGTGCACCTCGAGCTCGCGCGCGTCGGTGGGCCACTCCCAATGCGTCGACGGATCATCGGGATCGTACGCATACGCCGCCCGAGCTGCATTCTCGGCGTCGTCGCGCCGTTTTTCCTCGAGCTTGCCCTCGATGAGCAGATCGCCCGCGATCGCGAGGTTGAGCAGGTGGCGAAACAGCCTGAGCGGCGCGTCGGTTTGGCGCACTAGGAGCGTTTTTGCGGCGAGCTCGCACTCGGCCGGGTGATCGTGGCACCGCTGCTTTCTAAGCTCTTTGAGCACGAGTCTCGCGGCCTCGGCGCCGTGCGTGAGCGCGAGCTCGTCGAGCACCGCGGCCTCGATGCGCACGGGATGCTCGAGCAGCGGGGTGCGATCCACCTCGAGCCGACGCGCCTTTCGCCGCTCGAATGGTTCGGGAATTCGAGGTTGACGAGGGGCACTCTCACGAGCGCGTGCGCGCGCGCGATCTGCGTTTGCCTGTAATTCTAGATCCGCCTGTCTAAGATCTAATTCGTGGTCAGTAAGAGAGAGACGCAGTCGGCCATCCCCCCCGGGCTTTTCAATCCACCGCGCGAACGGGAGGGTGATCGGCCCGTACGCTTGTGGCCGCTCGCGGAACCGCGGCCCGTACGTGTGCCGGATCCGTTTGTTCGCGCGCCTGATCTGTCGCTCGTCGACGGTGCGCGTGAACCGTCGGGCGAGCTCGCGCGTCGAGAGCGTGCACGGGCTCCCCTCGTCGTGCTCGGCGTAGTGAGCGCGCAAGCGGGCGTCGAGGGTGGCGTCGTCGAGCTCGTCGAGCGCGCAAGAATGCTGGTCGCGTGAGCAACGATGTTGCACACGGCCGGGGGCCGAAGTAGTTTGTTCCATCGATCGAGACCCGCGGGGAGCCTGCCAGGGCTGTGATCCGCGGGTTTTCCTTTCCGTCGTCGTGCTAGTGCGTTTCGGTCGTGACGGATCAACTACGCTAGCTCACGTGTGGTGCGCAACCTTTCGGACACCCCGCGCCACGAAACCACGCACTTTTTCGACAACCAAACTTGCAGGGACGCCACATTGCGGCGATCTCCCGCGATCCGTCGGCCCCCCCCCGAACCGCCTGTTCGGGTGCAAGCGCATGGTACAGGTCACCGACCTAGACCCGATCGACGCGCGAAAATCGCCACCTGGCACGCTTTTATTTCGTGGGGTGAGGGCCGCACCCGGCCATAAGAGTGAGGGTGTCGCCGAGCGCGATACAACCGCTCAGCGCCGTCGACGTAGCGCGAGCAGCACGAGTTGCGGGAGCGTGCCGAACTGCAACGGCGCACCCGGGGGGCGCTCGTGCATCAAGCTCCGCACGAGGGCTTCGGGCGCTTTCAGGCGCGTGCCCTTGTCGAGCGTGACGTGCCGCGGGTTTGCCTCCATGGCGCTGCACTCAGCGGGCTCGCTCAGCACGAAGTGCGTGCGGCACGGGATCGGCCTGTCGCGGTAGATCGTGCACACCTGCTCGGCGCTCAGGAACGGGCACGGGATGCCGAGCGCGTGATACTCGTGCGCAACGCGCAGCTCGGCCGCTTTGTCGCTGAACATGCCGGCGACGTCGGCCGGGCTGATCCGCGATCGGATGCGCTCGTCGGCCTCGAGCAGTGCGGGTAGGGTGCGCTCGACGTGCTCACGGTTGCGATCGACGATGTACTCGGCCTCGGCGAGCTCGATCAGCACGATCGTGCTGCAACACCCCGTCGCCGCGTGCGCGCACCCCTCCCGGCACTGCACCCCCGCGTGTTGTTTCTCGGGCCGCTCGTGCTCAGCGTCGACGAGCGCGTGCACCGAGCCGACCACCTGTCGGATCCGCGCGTTCGCGCGCTCGAGGCTCGGGCGCTTTGTCACGGATCCTCGTCGACGATCGGGCGGCCAGTCCACGGCAACATCCCCCGCTCACGTCTCGCCGCGTTGCACGCCGCGCACAAGATCACGAGGTTGCCGACGGCTCCCGGTGGAATGCGGGCCGGATCGAGTTGCGCAACGCCGGTGAGCTCGTGACACCCGATGCAGCGCACCGACTGATCTCGAGCGGCCCACCACTCGGCGATGGCTCGGGCACCGGCATCGAACGCCGCCGAACGAGTCGCCCACCCGCTCGAGCTCGCCACATAGGCGCCGTCGACATACGCGTGCATTTCAAATGAGTCGGCGCACCGAGCCACCTGCACAATCGAAAGCGTGTCGTCGCCGCGGCTCATGACGCTCGGCCCCTCCCGTACCACACGAGCCGATCGACGGCCGGATCGGGATTGACGAGTCGCCACGCTGAGTCAATCCCGCGCAGCCCGAGCGCGTGCGAGGCCGCGAGCAGCGCCGCAAACCGAGTGCGATAGGGGCCGTGTTCGATGTTGGGAGACCACCTCAACCACGTGACGCCGTTGCGCGCGCGCCTGAGCTCGACGCACGCCGAGCGGCGAAGATCGATCCACTGCTCTGTTACGGTGCGGCTCATTCGACAGGCTCGGTGTACACGGTGGCGATCAGCACGCCGCACATTTCGAGCAGCTCGGCATCACTGAAACCCTGCTCTTTGAGCTCGGCAATGGCGGCGATCAGGATGGCCGTCGCCGTCACGCGATCAGGCTGCTCGTCGCATTCCTCGTACACGAGCTCGCGTATGCGCTGAGAGAGCTCGACGGCTACGTCGGCGAGGGGCGTTGCGGCCGTCATGTCAAACCGCCCGAAAACTCAGAACGCGACAGATAGCCGATGAGCCGGCCGGTGCAGAGTGCGCACAGCTTCATCGAGTCGGGACCGGTGACATACCGGTAATCGTCCTGAACGTTGGCGACGACGGTGGTGAGGTCGACCGTGTGCAGGTGCTCGAGCTCGCCGCGCTCGATGTGCACGCACTGCTCGCGCATGACTCGGTTTGTCATCCGACGGCCTCGAGCGTGATGGCCCAATGCTCGGCGAGCGCCTCGGCCGCGACGTTGCTCAGCGACATGCCGCGTTTGCGCGCGAGTGCGTCGAGCTCGTCGGCCACCTCGAGCGGCAAAAACAGGGTGAGCCGTCGAGTGATGCGTGCCCCCTTGCGTGTGCCGTCGGGCTGCACCCGGCCCTTCATCGCCACGATCCCGCGGCCGGTGCGCTGCTCGAGCGCGTCACCCGTCGGCGCTCGCTCGTGCTTTTGCCCGATGCGCGCGAGCTCGCGTTTGAGCGCCTGAGTGTCGCCGGTCGGCTTTGAGCGCCCGACAGGTGCGGTGCGCATGGTGGTGGTCGGCTTCTTAGGTGGCACGTGCTGTCCTTTTTTTCGTCGGTGTGGTGATGCCGAGTCGGCGCTCGAGCTCTCGTGCAAGTGCGCGCAGCTCGGTTGCCGCCATGCTGAGCGGTGCATAGGTGGTGGGGCCGAGGCCGGCCGCGAGCGCCTCGCCATACGTGACGCGGTAAAACAGCTCGGTGCTCAGTACGTCGATCTCGCTCTCGTCGAGCGCTTGCCGCGCTTGCCGGCCGATCACACTGTTGGCGATCTTTTGCGTCACGAGGATCGCCGCGTCGAGGGGGGGCGCTCGATGTTTGCGCCGGGCTTGCTGCACCTCGCGCACCTGCTTTAGCGATCGCTCCATGGCCCATATCTGAGGCGCCGTCGGGCCGCACGGCAAGATCGCGAGCGTGCTCAGGCCGAGCGCGAACGAGACGCGTCGGCCGTTGCGGCCCGGGCAATCAACGATCGTGATCTCGTGGTCGGCCGCGTACACCTCGAGCTCTTTGAGCAGCAACGCATCGTCCATGGCTTCGACGTCGGGGGTGCCGAGTACGAGGTCGAGCTCGCGCTCGAGCGCCACCTCGCACCACGTGAAAGCCGTACGCTGCTCGTCGTCGGCGTCGACGAGCCCCACCCGAAAGCCTCGCGACTGCCACTCGGCGGCAAGGCTTACCGCAAGGGTGCTCTTGCCGTTGCCCCCCTTGCCGCCGCAAAACGTGATGATCATCGCCGAGTGGTAGCGCGCTCGCATCTAGGTGTCTACACCTAGACACGTCTACACCTAGACATGCCGGCGAGATCATCCCCCTTCTCAGCTCACACGCTTTCGGCGATCCCCCTCACGCGAGCGTTGAATCGAGCGAGCTCTCGGGAGCAGTACCACGGCACCCCTTGCAGACCGCGAGAGCGCTCGCGGTACAATAGCGAAAGCGGCGACGCGCTTCCCACAACGCATCGCCGCTCTCTCACCCGAAATGGAGTCATCGCCCATGTCGAGCTGTTCAAACGGTATCACGCTCTCTCGCGCCCGCGCAGCCATCCGCCACACGTACACCGGCCTCGGGTACAGCGCGCGGTGGGCTCGTTTCCTCGTCGTCATGCTCGTCGCCGAGGTGCGCACGTGCCGATGAGCGGCCATCGATTCACGCCGACGGCACAAGAGCTCGCCGCGCTTGCCGTGGTGTTCGAGGCCGCCGAGTGGCATAGCGGCACGGGCTTGCGCATGCGGCGCTTGCTGTGTTCATGGTGGAACGCGAGCGAGCTTGGCGGCTTCCACCTGAACGATCTTTGGCAATTCGATGACATACGCTTGCCCGCGGCACTGACCGTGATCGCGATGATCGGCCGTGCACCGGGCGGCACGTACGCCGACGCGATCGAGGGCTATGGCGATCGCATGCGCGCGATCGCGACACGTCACGCGCGCGAACTCGAGCTCGGTGCCCGCTTCACGTTCGCGCGATGGAACGAGCCGCGGCAAGACTGGCAACGCATCCACGGTGCGCCCGAGCATGAGACTCGCGCCGAGGCCGAGCGCGAGCGGTACAGCTACGCGCGCAAGCTCGGGAGCAAGTCAGACGATCTGCAAGTCATCGCGTTTTGGCGTGACGACGACGAGGGCGAGTCGTGAGGCGCGCGACGCTTGAGACCTGCGATACGTTTGTCGAGTTCGGCCACTGTACTTGCTGGCCGAAGTGCGAGCCCAATGCCGACGACGACGACGGCACCGACGACGCCGACGCTGACGACGCATGCAAGCTCTGCCACGTCGTGCACTGCACCGACGCCGACGATGATCTTTGCGCCGAGCTCGAACACGCGCGTCAAGAAGTCGCGCGCGGCGGGAGTGGCGAGCTGTGAGCCGCGCGGCCCTCGCTCTCGCCTTGCTCGCGGCCGGGTACGTCGCCGGCACGCTCATGCCGCACGCAAGCGCGGCCGACGCGCTGAGCGGCGTTGTCGCCGAGCTGCGCGGCATTCGAGGCGAGCTCGCTCAGATACGTCGGGCGGTGGAGCGGTGAGCGAGCCAGCCCGTTGCGGCCGGTGCCGGCACACCGCGCGAAGCCACCTGCTCGGCCAGATCGTCGGCTGCTCGCTCGGCATGCCCGATCCCGGGTGCGAGTGTTGCCTCGGCCTCGTCGAGCCGTTGTGCGCATGGTGCGGCGATCCGATCGAGGGTGAGCCGCGCGTGTTTTGCGACGTCATTTGCGATGAGCATTGGGAGCTCGAGCAACCGCGACTCAGGCAAGCGCGGCTCGACGCGGCCCGGGTGAGGCGCTGAGCATCGCGCATGCTAGAAGCGCTAGGTGCCTGCACCGAGCCCTATCGCCCGCATTATCAGCGACGCAACCGAGGCCGCGATCGTCGGCGCGGGGTGGCGCGAGTACAAGATCGACGTCGAGCACGGCGACTCACCCGCGCCGATCGTGCGGGTGCGAGTTCGGGTGCCGTGGTGGCGCGGGCTGTGGTTTGATCCGCTCGCCCTCGAGACGCGGGTGCTACGGCTGCTCGAGATGCTCGCGACGACGGATCGACGACGGCTCACCTATCGCGTGCACGTCGAGCGGCTCGCGGCCTGAGCTCTCACCCGCACGCGACGTGGTGCATAGGGATCGGGCTCAGCATGTAGAGCGGCCCGGTGCACATGTCCGGCCCGGTGCACTCGACGAAGAGCGGATTGCCGCACACCGAGCCGACGCCGACGAGCGGTGAGCCCGTGCATACGTGCGTCGTCGAGCGCCCGGCGCCGGTGCTCATGATCGTGAACCGCGCGCGCTCGAGCTGAGCCACCGAGGCCGTGAGGTGCACGCGGCCCATGATCGCCTCGCTCGCGAGGATGCAGCCCGCCGCGCTGAGCTCGGCCGCGGTGACGCACCGATGCTCGAACAGGGTGCCCGTCACCGTGCCGGGCGAGGCGCATGAGCCCGCGGTGCGCACCTGCACCACCTCACGGCCCGCGTCACCGCGCCCGGCGTCGGCCACCGCGACGGGCGCTCGAGCGTCGGGTGCGTTGAGCGGTTGCCCGGCGTCGACGGCCGGCAAGGCCACCACCGCGCGCGTGTCGACGACGGCCTCGCCCGCGTCGGCGAGCTCGAGGATCGCGGCGTCGTCGTCGGGTTCGGGGTAGTGGGCTCCCGACTCGTCGCCGCACGCGGAAAGGATGAGCAGCAAGGCGAGTGAGTGTCGACGCATGACGAGGTTATCGGCCGGCGCTCGCGCGAACTGAAATCAGAACGTGCGAACGCCGCCTTCGGTGTACTGCGCCTCGACAAAGACAACCGCCGAGCCGATGCCGGTGATCGTGCACTCGGCGGTGTAGTAGCGGGCCGCACGGTCAGCGGTCTCAGACATCCCGACTGAGAGTATGTCGCCGGTTGAGGTGCCCGTTCCCGTGTCGCCCGCGCCGATCTCTGTCACCGTCGGCCAACCTCCCGCGAGATCCGCAACGTGTTTGAACACGCGCAGATCGACGGTGCCGCCACCACCACCGCCGAACCGCACACCCGCGCGAACGTTGAGCAGCGTCGCCGTGCTCGGGATGGGTAGTGGGAACATGACAACCGCGGGCGAGGCGCTGTTCGAAAAAAGCCGGCCGCCCGTGCCGCCCGTGCCATCCGTAAGACTGATCTCCGACGAGCTACCGTAGTCCGGCACTCCCATGTGTAGCGGCACGAGCACCGTGCGCACGCGGTTTGAGCCGTAGTTGTACTCGCTCGACGCATCGTTGATCACGACACCTTGCGAGCAGTACAGCGGCTCGAGATCGTCTGAGTTGAATTCGACTGAGCCCGTGAACACGTGGTCGGCCGCGTCGCTCCCGTCGAGTCTGTTTTTCAGGTTGAACGTGCGGTCGGCGAGCGCTTGAAATGCACCCTCGACGCTCGACGCTTTGCGATCGTCGCCGGGCTCGGGCACCGTCACGGGTGAGGTAAACGCGTCTACATCGGTCAAGTCGCTTGGCATGGTTTCCCCTCGTCGAAGTTGAGCTCGCGTTGCGCCTCTTTCGCCGCCACTCGAGCGCGAAACTTTTCGTAGTCTCGATCCTGCTCAGCCCGCTTTTGCTCGATGTACCCGAGCATGCGCCCGAGCGTGACGTCGGCCCGCACCTTGTCGAGCCGCACGAGCTCGGTGAGCAGGCGGCCGACGGCTCGCACGTCGCCGAGCGCGTTGTGTGCCTCGCCCTCGAGCATCGGCACACCCCACCGCTCGCACACGCGCGCGAGCTTGTGACGGCCTGAGCCTTTCTCGTACCGGTCAAGCGAGCGGATGATCACAAGCGGATCGATCCACCGCTGCTCGGGCTCGAACAACGGGCAATCGGTGCCGACGATGAAACGATGCAGGATCGGCTTATCGTACGTGCCGCCGTTGTACCCGCACGGCAACGCACCGTCGGCGAGGCGCCACAGCTCGTGCGCGACGTCGACGAGCTCGGGCGCGTCGGCCACCTGCTCGTCAGTGATGCCGTGGATCTCGGCGGCCGACGACGGGATCGGGATGCCCGGCCGGATGAGCGAGTAAAAGAGCCCTCGCTCGATGCCCTGCTCGAGCCTGAGTGCCGCGACGCTCACCGGCATCGCCTCGAGCGGATCAACGCCGGTTGTCTCGAAATCGAGGATCACGAGCGGGTAAGACCACCACTCGCGCAACGGATCGAGCAACACGGCTGAGCCTCACACGTTCGTTTCGCCGCGGCCGTAGAAGAGCGGCGGCACGTAGTCAGCGGCCGGCACCTGTTCGCGCAACGGCGGATCGAGCTCGCTGGCATTCTCGAGCAGCTCGAGCAGCTGTATTACCGCGAACAGCTCGATCCCCTCGGCCTTCATGGCGCGCACGAGCGCGATCGCGTGATGCTTGCTACCCGCCTCGAGCATCACGCCGCACGCGTGAAGGGCGCTCGCGATCTCAACGCAGTGCGGGCACAACTTGACGGTCGATCTCGACATTCTCGATCCTCTCTTTCTCGGGCGCGAGTCTCACCCGCACTCGATCGCGTACGCAAGCGACTAACCGTTGCTCGGTGGGCGAGCCGCACCTTGCCCCTCGGTGGGGTGCCGCTCGATCTCGGGTTTGCGCTGCTCAACCGCGCGCACGGCGTGCAACGTCATTTGCATTGGACGCTTACGAGGCAACTTCACCTCGACGACGCGATCCTCTTTGAGCTCGGGCGATCCCCATATGCGCACCGCGGGCTCGCCTTTCTGTGAGCCGCTCTCGACGGTGCCCCTGTACAGGGTGATCTTGCGGCCGGCCCACTGCTCGAGCGTGCGGCCGAACATCTCGCGCAAACACAGGCCGTTCGTTTTGTTGAGTGCGAGCTGATAGGGCACCTCGACGAAGACGATCACCCCTTTGACCTTCTCGATACCCTTATCGTCTTGCAGACGATCGACCGTTACCTCTTTGATCGTGAGCGTCGGGCGCTTGTCGCCGAGCTGTCCCGCTTTCAAAAACCGGCCCGGGTACAGCTCATCCCAATCGAGCGGCTTTTTCATCGGCGGGCCGTTGCCGGGTGGTGGCTGGTTCACGGTGCATCTCCCATTTCGAGCCCGAGATCCGTCAGATCGTTTTGCTCATCGGGATCACGCCATTTCGGCAACCTGAGTGTGCGCTCGCTCGTCGGCGATTGCCCGAGCCACAGTCCCGACTTGCGACAGTCGGCGAGCTTGCCGAGCATCTCGCGGTAAATCTCGCGGCCGGTGTCGAGCACCTCGGCGAGGTCGTAAACAATGACGTCGTGCGGCTCGACGTTCTCAACCGCGATGCACTTGCCATAGAGCGTGCGGCCGGTGATCGCCTCATACCCGTCGCTGTAAAACGCGGCCTGTACATCGTACTCGCGCTTGGCAAACGCCGACTCGAAAGCCCACGGGCTCACGTCGCGCGCGGTCTTGATCTCGATGAGCACGTCGGGCACCGAGAGCGACAGGCCGTCGAGCCGCGCTTTGCACAGGATGCCCGTCACCTTGTCTCGCCACACGAGGATCGGCTCGGTGACGCACTTGGCGAGGTAGCGCATTGCCAAGCGGCTCGCGTGGATCGCTTGCCGGATGCGCACGGCCGCGTCGACGTCGCGTTGCTTGACGATCTGACGGTTTGAGTGCAGCTCGAGGAATTCGTCGAACGCTTTGCCCTTGAAATCGTCCTTCTTGCCCTCGGGTGCCCACACCGCGAAATCAAGCTCGAGGCGCTCAGGCTCGAGCAAGAGACAATGCGCGAGCGAGCCGAGGCGCATCGGCTCACTGCTCTCAGTGTTGTCGCTCTCGAGCTTGTGTTTGTAGTGCAGCGGGCTCTTGCCGATGGCTTTGAGCGTCGACTGATTCACGGCCTCGATCGCGTCATAGTCGACGTCGGCGCGTTTGTAGATGCCGGGCTCGAGGATCATGCGCGCCTCTCGATCGCCGCGCTGAGCTCGTCGAGGTGGTCACCCTTGATCGAGAAACAGTGCGGCATGTGCTCGAGCCACACCATGGTGAGCGGCTCATCACTCGGGTAAGAGAGATCGAGGCGATACGCGCGCACGTGCTCGATGAGCAGCACGGTATCGCCGAGCCTGAGTGTGCGGCCCGTCGTCATACCGCGTACTCACGCAAGTCGCGCGGGTGCACGTGGTGCTCAGTGCCGTCGTCGGCTTTGACGAGCACCTCGCCGCATACCTGCTCTTCCTCGACGGTGCCGAGCCATGACGTGCACTCTTCTTCGTCGGCGACGATGACGCGATCACCCGGGCGTAGCGCCCTCGGTGCCGCCGCGTCGATCGCGAGATAGTCGAGATGCAGGCGGGCATAGTCGAGCGCGTTTTCGGCGCATCGGATGAGCTCGAGCGCCTCGTGCCGTTTGAGCTGCTGATCGGCCGGGAGTGCCGAGGCCGGCGTGTAGTAAGAGCCCGACGGCCTGCACTTGTCGCGGCCCATGCTCCCGATGCGCTCGAGCTGCTCGAACACATCGCCGATCGCGCGTTGCGCGAGGTGTTGCAGTGGTATCGGTTCCGGCATCTTCCCCCCCTTGCCATCGAGCCCGAGCCATCCGGCGCCGAGCAGTGTGTGTGCCACTGGAAACAGGCCACCGCCGAGCGATTGCGCCTCGTGCGTGAGCGCGCGCTCGTCGGCCCCCGCGTACCACCGCTCGCACGCCTCACACGTGCACGTCGGATCGTCGTGCAAGTCGGCGAGCCACTCATCACAGTCGATCGAGATGCTCACGACGCACCCTCACGAGCCGCGGCGATGCGCTTCAAGATCGTCGCGTACACCGAGCGCACAAAGCCCTCGAGCTCGCGCCCGTGGAACGTCGCGGCCTCGATGCCGTCGATCTCGCGCTCGAATGTGAGGCCGATCGTGACAGTCACGCGCTCGATGCGCGCGGTCTCAGTCTCGAGCACCTCGAGCTCGACGGTGGCTTGCGCGTCGTCGAGCTGAGCTACGGTGGCGCCGATGAGCGTGAACACGCTTGGCGTTATAACGCCGCGTTACAACGCGTCGCAAGCGCTCTTACAACGGCGCGGCGAAACTTGTGCCCGCAAGAGCCGACGCGGCGACGCGCGCACTCGCCGGCATGATGAGCGAGCGGTGCGCGATGCGCGCGATCTCGAGCTCAGTTGCGGCCGGGCCGAGCTCGAGCACGCGGCCGAAAGGGTACTCGCGCACGACGGCACCGCCAGTCTTGACTGCGCGCAACGAAAACCCGGCCGCACGAGCGAGCTCGCGTGCGGTGTAAGCATGCAACATGGCCACCCCTCTTACTTTCGCGCCTTCTGACTCCCCCCGGAGTCAGTCAGTCAGATTGCAGCACGGTAGCGATCGTGGGGCACACCTCGCAAGCGCGAAAGCGGACTGAGCGCACACGCATCACCGGCGTCGAAGTGGTGGTTTCAGCGCGAGTGTGCGGTCGAGCTCGGCGTTGAGCTCGGCGACGTCGACGATCTCGTCAAGCGGGATTGCACCTAGCAGCGCGAGCGCAACGGCCTCGTACAACGCGACGCTCGGCCGTATCGCCGCGTCTATGAAGCGAATTGAGCGGATCAGATTCCAATGCTCAGGCGTGAGGTGCGCGGCGATGGGCCGTTGCTTGAACAGCTCGAGCACCGCGCGCGCCTCGGTGTCGCGGCGTTGCACGCTCACCCTGACCGGCCTCGTCGTCGGCCGCGGTGACGCCGTGTCGAGCGGGTGTCGCTCAGGATGCGCGTGCGTGAGCGCGTCGGGCTCGAGGCCGAGGGCCGCACACGCAATGGCTTGATTGTCCGGCGTGAATTCGAAGCCAGCGCACCACCGGTACACGTTGTGATACCCGACGCCACACCAGATCGCGAAATCGGTGCGCCCGATCTTGCGCGACTTGAGCAGTGCCGCGAGCCGCTTGCCCTCTTTGAGCCACCCGGGCTGACGTGGCTCGCGTTTCGGCTGTTTTCTAGGCGTTTTCGTAGCTCGTGAAACGACCGATCGGGGCATGGCGCGCATTGTGATCGCACGGCGGCACACCGGGCAAGATCCCTTTGCATTGCGTATGGGATCTCTCGTCGCGCTTGTGGTGCGTCGCACGTGGCGTTATAACGCCGCGTTATGACGCTCGAGCAATGGCTCACCGCCAACGGCGCCGGTGCAGCACATAGACTGCATCTCAGCGCGGGCGTTTCACTCCCGGTGATCGGTCGAGCTCGAGCGGGCCGCGCCAACCTCGCGAGCGCGACAAAGATCCATGTCGCGACGGGTGGGCGAGTGTCGATCTCGAGCATGACGGCCGACGACGTGCCCGAGCGCCTCGAGACGCCGACGCGTGAACGCAAGCGAGCTCGCCGATGAGCCGCGGTGATCGCGTTGCCGTGTACGTGCCCGAAGATGGCCGTTGGCGATGCGCCGAGGTTGTCTCGTTCACGCCGCGCACGGCTTTCGTCGTCATGCCGGCGACGTCGCGGTGGGCTTTCATCGAGCGCGAGCGGGTGCGCGAGATCTCGGTGGTGCGCGCATGACGAGCTCGATCGAGTTGCGGCTCGGCCGGTGGCAAGATGTACTCGGCGACGTCGAGCCCGACGCGCTCATCACCGACGCGCCTTACTCATCGCGCACGCACTCGGGTCACGACAACACGACGCGCAACGATGGCCACCACGATCCGGCGTACGGCCATCGCAAGGTCACGCGCCCGATCAACTATCCCGCGTGGACACCCGACGACGTGCGCGAGCTCGTGCGCGGTTTTTCCGATCGCACGCGCGGATGGTTTGTCAGTCTGACGGATCACACGCTTGCGCCGTGTTGGGCCGATGAGCTCAGCGCGGCCGGGCGCTACGTGTTCGCACCGCTCCCGCTCGTCGAGATCGGCTCGCGCGTGCGGCTCACGGGTGACGGGCCGTCGAGCTGGTCTTGCTGGCTCATCGTCGCTCGGCCGCGCGAGCTGAGCGGGTGGGGCACGCTCCCGGGCGCGTACGTGTACACCGGCAAGGGTGATCGCGTCGTCATGGGCGGCAAGCGCACCGATGCCATGCGCGCGATCGTGCGTGACTACTCGCGCCCGGGACAGCTCGTGTGCGATCCGTGCGCGGGCGGTGCGACGACGCTGATCGCGGCCTCGATCGAGAAACGTCGTGCCGTCGGCGCCGAGATGCAGCCCGATCAGTTCGAGGTTGCTCAGACACGCGTTGCGCTCGGCCACACGCCGTCACTATTCGCCGAATAGGTAGCAGACAGTCAGATCGGCCGCGGGCCGAAGGGTGGGGTGCGTCATGGTGCAAGGGGCGTTCGAAAAACTGCCGTGCAAGCTCACGGCCGCTGAAAAGGCCGCGAAATCCGATGAGCTCGCCGCCGAGTTGCAACGGCGTGCTGAGCTCGAGCTCGAAAAGCAGCTGCTCTCTCAGCGCCTTGCCAAGTCGATCAAACAGTCGGCACGCAAGGTCAGCAACCTCGCCGAGGAAGTGCGCACCGGCATCGAGTACCGCGAGATCGGTGTGGTTGAGCGTGTCGCCGGTCAACGCATGGAAACGTTACGCGTCGACACGCGCGCGGTGGTGCACTCCCGGCCGCTCGAGGCGCATGAGCGGCAACGCAGTCTGTTCGATGCCGATGGTGTCGTGACTGACGACGACGAGGTCGACGACGACGAGAGCGCTGAGACCGGCGACAAACACTGAGCACGTGCGAGGGGGATGCCGTGCTCGATGAGCAGACAAAGCAGGGGTGCCGGTGCGAGCCGTGAAGGCGCCACCGACGCAAACCGGGGGCGGGCGCGTCGGGCGGCTCTCGCGTGACGACGTAAAGCCGGATCTGTTTGATCTTACGCTCGAGCGCGACTTTCTTGCCGCGTGCACGATGTTTTCTGAGCTCGTGCTCTCGAGCAGCGTCACCGAGAGCGACTTTTACTCGGGTCAAAACGCCGTGATCTTCGCGGCACTCTTGCACCTCGTCGCCAACGGCGAGCCGACCACGACCTTGTCGCTGCGCGGTCATTTGCACGACACCGGGCGGCTCGCGGGTGTTGGCGGCGATGAGTACCTGCTCTCGCTCACCGACACGATCCCGATCCGCAACGTCGACTCAGTGCGGTTGCGGCGACTCGCGCGGCGTCGGCGTTTGCAGGACTGCGCGCGCAACGTCGCCGGGTACGCCGGCACCGACGAGCTACCGCGTGCGATGGCCGCTTTTGAGGCCGCGCGCGTCGAGCTCGAGGCGCTCGCGACGGTGGGCCGGCGTGTGCCGCTGCTCGCCGACTGCATCTCGTCGATCGGTGCGGTGGGGCCGCGCTTGCCGATCGGACTGCCACAGCTCGACGCGGCGACACGGGGGGGAATTCCGATGGGCAAATTCGTGGCGCTGCTCGGTGCACCGGGCGCGAATAAGACAAACCTCACGACGTGGCTCGCCGACGGGTGGGAGCGAGCAGGATGCGCCGTTGCCTTCGTGGCGGCCGACGAGTCGCGCGAAAGCGTGGTGGTGCGGCTCGGGCAACTCGACGGCTTTGATCGCACGCTGCTCGAGGGGGCCGACGGGGGCCGGCGTGCGGCTTTCGCGCGACAGGCTCACGCGCGCGCAATCGCGGTGATCGATCCGTTCGAGGATCGCGTTTCGCTCGAGGCGACTGAGCAGCTGCTCATCGAGCTCGCCGCGGGCAAACCTCGCGTGCTGATCGTCGACTCGGTGCAGACCGTGCCATGCGACGCGGCGGCCGGCGTCGAGACAAAGCGAGAGCAGATCGAGGCCGTCGTCGAGGTGCTCAAAGGGATCGCCAAGCGCGGCACGCTTGTGATCGCGATTTCGGAGATGAGCCGCGCGGGGTATCGCACGGGCAAGCGCGAGCACGATATCAGTGCGCTCGCGGCCGGCGCTGAGTCGCGGGCGCTCGAGTACGCCGCACACTTGCTGCTCGGCCTCAAACCGGTGCGCGGCGAGACCGGCATCGTCGACATTGAGGTTGCGAAAAACAGACTCGGCCCGGGCAAGCCTGAGATCCGCGTGTCGCTCAACTTCGAGACCTTGTGCTTTCGCGAGATCGACAGGCCGCTCGACGACGAGGTTGATCGCGAGGTGCATAAGAGCGACGCGCTACGCACGCGCATCCTGTCGGCGATCGCCAAGGATCACGAGCTGCGCACGGTCAACGCCGTCACGCGCGCGGCCGGTGCACGCAAACGAGACGCGGGCTCGATGTTGCGCGAGCTCATCGAGGAAGGCGCGATCGCTCGCGTCGACGGCGTGTACCGCGTTGCCGCCGCGCGGGTGCTCTCGTGATTGTCACTCCCTGCAAGCGTGCATTGCGGTTCCCGTGGTTCCCGTTGGTTCCCGTGGTTCCCGGAACCGGAACCGAGGTATGGTTCCCGTGGTTCCCACCACCCTATAGGGGTGGGGAACCGCGGAACCACCGCAGAATACGATCCGAAAGAGGGTCGATCGTTCCGCCCCCGGGGGGGGTGCACGTCGCGGTGTCGCTCAGCGGTGCCCGTTTGGGCCGCTTTCGAGTGGGCGAGGGGGGTAGTGGCTCCGACGAGCTCGCGGCCCTTCTAACCGGCACCGCGGCGAGGGCCGTTGGTTCCCGGGCGGCCTGCTTTCGAGGGGGCGTTTCGAGGCCGTTTTTGTGTGCAGGCGGAACCACCACCGAGCGCAAGAGAATGGGCACCCGGGGGGGCGTCTCGTGAGCGGCGCTCGAGTCATCGTCGGGCTCGATCAGGCGAGCCGATCGGGGTGGGGCATCGCGCTCGAGCGGGGGCGCGTGCTGCACCACGGGCTCGCTCGAAACCACAAAGAGCGCGTCGAGGTGATCGCTCGCGCGGTGCAGCTCGCGGGCGGTGATCCTCGTCGCGTGTTCGTGATGTTCGAGCAACACGATCACATGCCGCTCTCGAGACTCACCTCGAGCGATCACACGACGACGCGCACGACGAGCGGCCGACGCGGCGGTGTCGAGCGAGGGCCAAAGCAGATCTATGGGATGGGCAAGGCGTACGGCCGATGGGAGGCCGCGTGCGATCAGTGTGATCAACCTGAGTCGATGCGCGGCGAGGTGAAGCCGGCCGTATGGCGCTCGAGGATCCACGGCGTGCTGAGCGGGCCGAACCTGAAACAGGCCGCGATCGATTGGGCCTCGAGAGATGCACGCAAGCCGATCACTCAGCCCGACGAGGCCGAGGGGTATTGCATCACGAGCTTCGCGGCGCTCGACGGCATCGCGCGGCACGACGCTGAGAAAGCGCTCACGCGCGTCAAAGCACGTGGTGAGCGCGAGCTGAAACGACAGGGCACGCTCACGTTCGAGGGCGAGTGATGGATCCGCGCCTCGAGCCCACCGCTTGTGAGTATCAGCTCGCGTATGAGCTGATCCGGCCCGCACCGTGGCTCAAGTCGCCGGTGCAGCACGCCGCCGAGATCGTCGTCGGGTATCGCGAGGGCTTGATCGTCCGGCTGCTCGAGCCGCTCGCCGCTCGCTTGCCCGATGCACACGCAAAAGAGCTTCGCGCCGTGATCAAGGTGATCCGCGGCGAGTTGAAACCGTCAGACATGGAGCGACAGACATGAGCGACGTATCCGCACGCAAGAAACAACCGCGCACTGAGCTCAAAGCCGTCGAGAGCGAGGCGAAACCAAAGCGCCCGCGTAAGACAGGCGCTCGCCCGAGCACGTTCGCGGGTGAGCTGAGAGAGCTCGCGATCAAACACAGGTCAAAGCTCGGCAAGCTCACGTCGGCCGAGGCAAAGCTCGAGCAAAAGCTACGCGTCGTGCGCGCTCAGCGCGAGGCCGCCGAGGGGCCGCTTCGTGACGTCGAGGTGATGCTCGGCAACCATCCCGAGCTACCCGGCCTCGAGCAGCACAACGCCGAGGTCGAGGCTCAGATCGCAACCGCCGAGGTGCACACCGCGGCCGACGAGGTGAACCAATGATCGGCACCGATCAAGAGCCCTCACGCAAGGTGCTCGACAAGCTCAACGAAACGCTCGGCGAGGGCACGTACACGGTCTCTTACGCTCAGGACGCGCACGGCATCACGGGCGTCGTGCGCACGCGCGAGCAACCGCCGCGCGAGTACACCACGCGCTTCACGTCGGGACAGTCACCCGAGCAGGTTGAGGCCGTGTGGCTCGAGCTCGCCGATCGAGCGAGCAAGTCGATCCGTTTCGAGCGCGAGCAAGAGCAGGCGCGCGCGAGCGCGTACCGCGAGCCACCTCGGCCCGCACCCGGTGAGCAGACACCGCCACCGGCTGAGCCCTCAACCGAGCAGCCGAAAGCGGAAGCCACCGACGACGAGCTCGCCGCGCGCATCGCCGCCCGGCCCAACGCCGAGGGTACGCCCGACGAGGGCACCACCTTTAACGAAGCAAGCGACGACGGCGATCGGAGTGCGGCCGGCGACAGAGCCCGCACAACCTAATGAGATCCATGCGTTACGACGTACACCCGGGCCTCATTTAGTCCGTCAGTTAGTCGGGACTAAGTGAGGTGCCGCGGTGCCGGGAATCGTGCCGGGCGCGATCTTTTCCACCCCCGGGGTAACAGTGCCGGGGGCGCCAAGGCCGGGGGGCGTCGCGCGTGTGATACGGGCACAGTTTTGTAAATCTCAACCGTTGACGTTGTAATGGCCAGTAAAAACGCCACGAAATCAGCCGTTCGCGCGCGCGAGTCAACATCGGGAACGGACGGCGACGACACGTCAACGCCGCTCGAGCCCGACGTTGACAAGCGGCCGGCGAAAAAGGTGCGGTCGGAGGGGCAACGCCTGCTCATGCTTGTGCCCGGATCGCTGCAACAGATCGGCGACTCGATCGGCGCCACGAAACAGGCCGTAGCGTTGTGGCGTGACGGTGCGCGCGTGCCGGAAGAAAAGTGGCGGCGCAAGTTGCACGCGCTCTATGACATCTTGCCCGACGCGTGGGGGTACGGCCCGGGCGAGGCCCCTGTCGACGAGCCCGACGAGCCACCCGCCGAGCCACAGCTCGAGCGCGAGCCGACGGCCCTCGAGGATGTGAGCCGACTGCTCAGCTTGCTCAGAACGCAGCTCAACCGGCCGAACCTGCTCGCCCGAGAGCGCGCTCAGCTCGGCGACGCGTTCGCACGCGCGCTCACACAGAAAGAACGGCTCGAGCGTGCGCGCGAGATGCTCGAGGACCGCGTGATCCGCGAGCACCCGCAGTGGCAACGCCTGAAAAACGAGATTATCGCGGCGCTCATCCCGCACCCGGAAGCCGCTCGAGACGTCGAGGCCGCGATCGCCCGCGTGCTCGCCGCCGACGCCGCGGCCGACGATGTACCCTAGGTGTAGATGCATCTAGGTGTCTACGTGTCTACACGTCTACACGAGAAAGGATCGAGCTATGAAAGGTCACAACTCCCGCTCGCTCACCGGCGAGCAGATCGACGAGGTTGCGCGACGCTACCGGGCCGGCGAGACAGTCGACGAGCTCGCCCTCGCATTCAAGGTGTCGACGGCACCGATCCGCAACGCGCTCAGGATCCGCGCGGTGCGCATGCGCGTCGGCGCCGGCCGCTCGTCGAGCCGCGTCGGCGGGTGGGGCATCTCGTGACGCTGAGCGAGCCCACACCGTTCGAGCTCGAGCTCGCCGCGAGCGTGGCCGAGGTGGCCGAGCAGAGTGCGAGCGCCGATCTCGCACCGCTCATCGCCGGTGCGCTCGCCAGCCACCGCACGCGCCTCGCCGGGCTCGCGGTGGCCATGCTCCCGGCCTCGAGCTGCACCGTGTCCGACGAGGTGCTCGAGCACATGGCCGAGGGGTGGACACCACAGCAAGTGCGCGCGCTGATCGCCGATCACCGTGCGCTCAGGTCGCAACTCGCCCGCGCCCGCGAGCTCATGCCCGCGGTGCTCGAGGATGATCGGGGGGAACCGTGATGGAAATAAGCCAAGAGAACAAAGCGCGAGTCGAGCGGGTGTTGCGTGCCGACGCGATCACGTACGTGAGCGACGCAACGGCGCGCGAGCACGGGCTCGTCGGCCTCGAGTTGCGCGGAGAGGGCAAGGTTTTCGCGGCGACATACGCGGTTGAAGCCGGTCAATCCCACGGCGACGCGTGGAGTGTTTTTCTGAGCGAGCTTCTCGACGGCATCGAGAGGGGCACGGTCGACGTCCCTCGCTGGGCGCGTGCCGAGCCCGCGAAAGACTGAGAGCCCATGGCCACACCCTCGATCGCAAGCGAGGTGAAGCGGCGCATGGGCCGCCCGAGCAAGCGTGACGGGGGGCCGCTCACGTTCGCGGGCGATTTCGCGGCCTCGTTTTTTCCGGCGCTTCATGCCTCGTTCGGCGTGACGTTCCCGTCGACGATGTACCGCGACGATCCGGTGCGGCACTCGCGCGAGATCCTCGGCGTCGAGCCGTGGTCGGAACAGGTGCGCATTCTCGAGGCCGTGCGCGATCACCCGCGCGTCGCCGTCAAGAGTGGCCACAAGATCGGCAAGAGCTCGAGCGCTGCACAGATCGCACTCTGGTTTTACGACTCGTTCGAGGCCGCGCGCGTCGTCATGACGAGCACGACGGCCCGACAGGTTGACGAGATCCTATGGCGTGAGTTGCGCATGATGCACGCGCGCTCGGGCCGGTGTGTCGCCTGCAAGCGCGAGCTCGAGCGGGCGCCGGGAGCGCGCATCCCGCGGCCGTGCCCGCACTCGAGTCTCATCGGCGGCGATCTCGGCGACCTTGCGCGTACCGGTTTGCGTAGTGACGACTTTCGCGAAATCACCGGGTTTACCGCAAAAAGCGCCGAGGCCGTCGCCGGCATCTCGGGCGAAAATGTCCTGTACATCGTCGACGAGGCGAGCGGCGTTGCTCAGGAGATCTACGAAGCGATCGAGGGCAATCGCGCGGGCTCGGCGCGGCTCGTGCTGTTCGGCAATCCCACCAAAAACGAGGGCGAGTTTTACGACGCGTTCAACTCGAAATCGCGCCTGTATCACGGGATCACAGTCTCGAGCGAGTCGACGCCGAACGTCGTCACCGGCAAACGCGTCGTGCCGGGCCTCGCGACGAGAGAGTGGGTCGAGGAAAAAGCCGACGAGTGGGGCCGCAAGTCGGCGCTGTTCAAAGTGCGCGTACTCGGTGAATTCGCCGAGCATGAGGAAGGTAAGATCTTCAGCCTGCACACGATCGAGCAAGCCGAGCAACGGTGGGATGAGACGCCGGCCGCGGGCCGCTTGTACATCGGGCTCGATCCCGCGGGTGAGAAGGGCCGCGGCGACGACATTGTGTATGCGCCTCGACGTGGGCTCAAAGCGCTCGAGATGCGCGTCACCCGCGGCCTCGATGAGCAAGGGCACCTCGTCGAGCTCTTGCGGCTCTTGCAGGTGCACAAACACCCGCGCGAAACGCCCGTCGTCGTCGTCGATCGCGAGGGTAGCGTCGGCTCGAAGGTGTACCTCGCGCTACGCAACTATGCCGACGAGCACCCGGGCGAAATGGAGGTGGTCGGCGTGCGCGCGAGCGACAGAGCCATGCGCCAGCCTGAGCTTTACGATCGCATGCGCGATGCACTCGCCGCGTCGCTCTCAGCGTGGATCGACGCCGGGGGTGCCATCGCCGAAGATGCCAAGCTCGCGAAAGAGTTGCACGCGCTCGAGTGGAAACAGCGGGCCGACGGGCGCGTCAAGGTCACCGACAAAGAGACGTTGCGCAAGATGCTCGGCCGCTCGCCCGATCGATACGACGCGCTCGCGCTCTCGACGTGGGAGCCGCTCTCATTGCGTGACGACGGCACCGGCACCGGCGCTGCACCTCGACCAGACCTCGATCGCCACTCGCGCGGCGGGCTCGATCCCTACGCCGCCGCGCGTAAGTGGGAGCGGCGGTAGGGGCCGTGACAGAGGGCCGGCGAGCTCTCTTGCGCGTGTTGCAGATCATCCAAGCGCGCGAGGTTGCCGCACGTGTGCGCGTACACAAGTCGAACGTAAGTCGGTGGGCTTCGGGCGCGTGGGCACCGTCAAAACGCGCTCGACGCATGCTCGAGCTGCATTGCCGGATCCCGGCCGAGCTCTGGACAGTCAACGGCCGACGCTCAGATCGCACACGCTAGTTGCGATCGCGACAGGCTCGCTCGTGACACTCATGAGTCGCGATGAGCTCACGCGATCTGCTACGCAAAACGGCCGCCGCGCTGCTCGGTATCTCGACGTACGAGGCACCGGGCGCGTTTGCCACCGGGCCGAGCGAAGCTGATCTCGAACGTATGCGCCGAACCATGGGCGGCAACTTACAGCCGATCCCATTCTCTCGCCCGCGGTGGTACCTGAGCGATCTCGAGTCGGCCGAGTTCATGGCCAACGGCGGCGATCTGTCATGGGCCGGCGAGCTCATGAACGCCGCCAAGAAAGACGGCGTGCTCTCGGGCGTACTGAGCACGCGCACGAGCGGCCTCGTTCGCTTGCCCAAACGCTTTCGCGGTGACGCGGTGATGATCGAGGCGCTCGAGCTCGGGCACGACGCACCGCGATCCGTGTTCGATGAGATGTTTCCGCCGACCGACCTTGCACAGTTGGCGGCCGACGGTGAGTTGCTCGGTGTCGGCGTCGGCGAGCTCGTCGAGGTGCCCGGCCGCGACTATCCCGTTTTCTGCAGACTCGACCCGCAGTTTCTCACGTACCGGTGGAACGAAAGTCAGTGGTACTTCCGCTCGAACGTCGGGCCGATCCCGATCACCCCCGGTGATGGCCGGTGGATCCTGCACACGCCGGGAGGCCGTACGTCGCCGTGGATGCACGGATCGTGGCGAGCCGTCGGGCGCGCGTACATTCGCAAGGATCACGCGGCGCTGTACAAAGACGAGTGGGAAGCGAAACTAGCAAACCCGGCACGTGTTGCATACGCGCCGAATGGTAGTGTCGAGGCTCAGAAAGACACCTTCTTTCGCCAAGTAATGTCGTGGGGTGTCAACACGGTTTTCGGCCTCACCCCCGGGTATGAGATCAAGTTGCTCGAGAGCAACGGGCGCGGGTATGAGTCTTTCATCAAGACGATCGAGGCTCAGAACAACGAGCTGATCATATGCATCGCCGGTCAGACTGTTACGACTGACGGTGGCGCCGGGTTCCAAAACTCAGACATACACAAGAGCATTCGCGCCGACTTGATCAAGGCCACCGCCGACGCGCTCGCCTTCACGATCAACACGCAAGGCCTCCCGGCGTTTGTGGTGCAGCGGTGGGGCATCGAGGCGCTCGCGCGTTGCCCGGTGATCGAGTGGGACGTCACGCCGCCGAAGGATCGCATTGCCGAGGCAACCGCGATGGCCACCGCGGCTCAGGCGATCACTCAGCTCGGCGACGCGCTCACGGCACGCGGGCGCGAGCTCGACATTGACGCGATGTGTTTGAAGTTCGGCATCCCGGTCAAGGGTGACGCCGACGGCAACGGCATACCCGACGTCGAGCAGGCGCCGGCACCGACGCCACTGCGCGTCGTGCGAGAGGTGGCGTGATGCGTCGACGTTACGACCGGCAAGGTATCCTCGCGCTGTACCCGCAAGCGTTCTTTGATCTCTTCGTCGAGGTGGACAGCCCGACAAACGAAACCGTCGGCGAGTGTGCCATCGTCGCGATCCGCGGGCCGCTCGAGCATCATGACGGGTGGTGGGCCGACTCGTACGAGGCGATCCTCGATCGCGTCACCGCGGCGTGCGCGAGCTCGAGCTCGACGATCGTGCTCAAGATCGACTCACCCGGTGGCGAGCTGTTCGGCTGCTTTGACGCGGCCCGCACCATTCGCTCGCGCTGCAAGGCGGCCGGCAAGCGCCTCGTCGCGTACGTCGAGGGGTGCGCGTGCTCAGCGGCTTACGCGCTCGCGTGTGCGGCCGAGCAGATCGTCACGAGCGACACGGCCTTCACGGGCTCGATCGGCGTGCTGATCACCCGCGTCGACGTGAGCGCGCGCGACGATGCGATGGGCACGCGGTTCGCGCTCGTCGCGAGCGGCAAGCGGAAGATCGACGGGCACCCGCACGCGTCGCTCACCGAGGGCGAGCTCACGGCGATGCAGGCTCAGTGCGACTCGCTCGCGAGCCTGTTCTTTGAGCTCGTCGCCTCACTGCGCGGGATCGACGCCGAGGCGATCGCCGCACTCGAGGCCGGGGTGTTCCACGGTGCCGCGGCCGTCGAGGCCGGGCTCGCGGATCGTGTGCAGTCATTCGACGAGATGCTCGCGGCGATCGCGAGTGGAGAGGGCGATCCCATGGCAGGCGAAGACAAAGACAAAGAGAGCGACGACGAGACGCCGAAGGCATCGGCCGAGGTTGACGAGGCTCGCGCGCTGCTCGAGAAAGCGGCCGAGGGCGAGGGGCCGGAAGCCGAACGCGCTCGCGCTGCACTCAAAGCGCTCGACGCGGGCGGCGACGACGACGAGGAAGAAGACGACGAGAGCGACGCGGCGGCCTCGGCCTCGCGCTCGAGCGCTGCACCGTCGGCTCGCCGTGGTGCGCCTCGCGTCGACGCATCCTCGGCCATCGATCTCGCAAAGACTGTCGATCGCCTGAGCAAAGACATGGCGTCGATCAAGGCTGAGAAAGAGGGCCTCGAGCGCGCGACACTGCTCGCCGGCCGGCCCGACCTCGGCAAGGATCTCGTCGCTCAGCTGCAAACGATGCCGCTCGCCGACGCTCGCAAGATCGTCGACGCGATCCCCAAGCCCGACGCACCTGCACCGCGCAAGCCCGCCGCAACCGCCACCGTGCCGAGCACGCGCGGATCGGGACAGGGTGACGCGCCTCGCGCCGAGCCGTCGGCCGCGACGTCTGAGCTCGATCGCGCGTTCGGCCTGAGCAACGGCCAAACGGGCGTACGTCGCGAGGGCAACGCGATGATCTTCGAAACCACGCCGCGCACCACCGCGGCACGCAAACCGGCCGCGCCTGCAACCGCGCCTGAGCCCGCGAAAGGACCCGCGCAATGACTGCTCTCATCATGGAACGTCAGAACACCATGGAGCGGTGGACACACCACCTGTTCACGCTCGCGGCCGGTAACAAGGCATGGAAAAACGGCAAGTGCGGCCTCGACATGTCGACGGGCCGCGTCGAGCCGATGCACGCCGAAACCGACTTGCTGTACATCGGGATCTTCGACGAGACGATCGACGCCGCCGCGGGCGAGCAGCTCGTCAACGTCAATCTCGGCATGGAGATCGAGATCCGATGGTGGAACAACGACACGGTCGCGCCCATCGCCGCCACCGCGATCGGCTCGATCTGCTACTCGCTCGACGATCAAACCGTCACGGCGGATCCGACTGCGCGCTCGGTGGCCGGCCGCGTGTGGGCCGTCGACAGTGCGCTCGGCGTCGGCGTGCAAAAGCTCGAGGCGCTCTCGCCGCGCAGTCGCACGCTCAGTAAGGCGACGCTCCCGGCGTACGTCGCAAACGACGCGGCCCTCGCCGGCCTGATCGCGAGCGGCTCGTCGTATGACATCCCGGCGACGACGGGAGCCACCACGGTTTCACTCGGCGCGGGTGACGACGGCGACATTCTCTATTTCAGCGCCGACGGCGTTGCGAATGGACACACCGTCCAATACCGGGACGGCGTGACGCCGATCACCACCGCTCTCACCGCGAGCAAACGGCATCTCGTCGTGTGCCTGTACCTCAATGGCAAATGGCGCGCGAATGCGTACGTGAGCCCGTGACGGGCACGAAGGAAAGGGAATAGACATGCCCGCACTCACACCACAGTTTCTGATGGATCTCGAAAGCCGGATGCAGCTCGTCACCGAGAACGAGTACAGCCGACTCACGCAAGGTCTATGGTGGCAGTCGATCACCAAGGTTCGGCAGACTCAGGCCGGCAAAGAGATCCTCGCATGGCTGCTCTCGACGGCTCAGATCCGCGACGAGGGCAAGGGTGGCAACATCGCGTTCGACGACCTCGTGTCGACGTACACGACGATGGAGCCGAAAATGTCCGGCGCCGGGCTCAAGTTGTTCCGTCCGCAGTTCGAGGATACTGACGGGCAAGGCCTCAACCTCGCCGCCGAGTGGTCGAGTCAGATCGGCGCTCAAATGGCTTACTGGCCACAAGAGCAGGCCGCTTACTTTCTGAAAAACGGGCACGACGTCGCGCGGTTCACCGGGTACGACAAAAAAGCCTTTTTCGCGACGGATCACCCGGTCAATCCGTATCGCACCACCGTCACATTCGCCAACCTGTTCACGGGTGCGGCGTCGGGCCCGTACCCGGGAGCGTTGCCGATCGACGAGTCTGTCACCGCCGAGAAGGCGCTCGAGAATCTGCAAAAGCTGTTCGCGTACATCGCCTCGATCAGGATGCCGAACGGCGCTCAACCGCGTCGCTTGCGCCCGCGCTTTTTGCTCGTGCCGCCGCGGCTCATCTTCCGCGCGGTGCAACTCACGCAAGCGAAGTTCATCGCTCAGGCCGTTGCGGGTGGTGGTGCCGCGTCGGCCGACGTCGAGGCGCTCATCTCGGCGCTCGGTTTCGCGATGCCCCAGCAAGTCGACGAGCTCGCCGGGTTCGAGGACGACCGCACGTACTTCGTCGCGTGCGAGCAGATCACCTCGAGTCAGCTCGGCGCCCTCGTGTACCTCGAGCGCGAGGCATACAAGATCAACTACTACGGGCCGCAAACCGACGCCGAGTTGAGCCGAAAGGATGAGCTCGAGTGGCACTGCAAGGGGCGTAACGGCCTCGGCGCAGGTCACCCGTTCTTACTCTTCAAGGTCAAGGCAGTCTGACGGTCTGATCCAACGGCGGGAGGTGCAGCGTGTACTTGCTCCAATTCTTTGAATACGCGCACCTCCCGCCGCACTTGCAGGTTGTGAGCAAAGAGTTTCACGCGCTCGCGCACTCGCTCGTCGCGACGTTGCCCGAGAATCCCGAGCGCACCGCGGCCGTGCGCAAGCTGCTCGAGGCGAAAGACTGCGCGGTGCGAGCCGCGATCTTCCACATGGAGCCACCTTGTCGGCCTATCTGACAGTCGCCGAGTTCAAACCTCGCACGATCATGCCCGACGCTCAGATCGATCGCATCGAGCAGAAAACGCCCGGGTGGCTCGACGCTCAGCTCGAGTCGTCGTCGCGGTGGGCCGATATGTGGCTCGCCAAGCGCTACCCGGTGCCGTTCGCGGCGCCGTATCCCGAGGCCGTCAAGTCATGGGTCGCCCGCATGGTGACTCAGCGGGCGTACCTGCATCACGGCATCCCGTCGAGTGACGCTCAGCAAGCGCTCGTCGCGGCCGACGCTCAGAAGGCCGAGGATGAGATCAAGCAAGCGGCCGACGGGCAACTCGGCCTGATCGACTTGCCGGGCGGTGCCGCGAACGTGAGCGGGGTGATGTTCGGCGGCACGCGCGTGTACAGCGAGTCGTCACCGTACGTCGGCAAGGATGTACAGCGCACCCGCGCGCGCGGTGAGGATCGCAATCGGAGGGGCACGTAATGCCGCGCGACGGCAACGCCGAGCTCGAGGCGATGATCGCCAAGATCCGGTCGATCCCGGGCCTCGCACGTCGAGCAGCGCCCGACGTTGCGGACGCGGTGCGTGCCGAGCTCGTGCGTACCATCGAGGCCGGCACCACCCCCGCGGGCGTACCGTGGCAACCGCGACAGGATGACGGCGGCAAGCCGCTCGCCGAGGCCGTCAAAGCCTTGCGTGTGGCGCCGATCGGTACCCGCATCTTTTGCCTCGTGCGCGGGCACATTGCTCGCCACCACCTCGGCCGCGCGCGCGGGGGCATCTACCGCAACGTGCTGCCGATCAAGGGGATCCCGGCGCCGATGGTGAAAGCGATCCGCGGGGTGCTCGTCGAACACTTCAACGGCACCGTGCAAGGGGGTGGGTAGTGGCGATCGTGTTCGCACTCCCGCGCCTGTTCGATGCCATCGTCGAGCGGTTCGACGCCGAGGGCACCGACGTGCCCCAGCTGTTCGGGTGGCTCGCGGTGAACGAGCAGATCCACACGACGGCCCGGATCGTTTGGTCGCCCGGCGATCCGGGCGGCAACCTCGGCGCGATCGGGCCGGGCAAGTATCCCGGGCAAAACCCGAGACAGCTCGCGACGCTCGAGGAGCTCTGCACCGTCGAGATCTTCGCGAGCAATCTCGAGGTGCGCGACGACGAGCGCGCTCAGTATCAGGCCGCGCGCGAGCTGTTCGATGCGTGGTTGCGCGCGGTGTACCTCGCCGCGCACGGCACCTTCAAGATCCTGAGCGCGTCATGGGTGGGCGGTGATCGCGCGCATCGGATGGGAGCGACGTTGCGCGTCGTCTTCTCCATTCAAGCGCCCGTCACCGACGAGCCCATCACGATCACTCAGATCCAGGCCGACGCCGCGGTGCTCAGCGTGGCCGAGCTCGACGTCACAGAGTCTCTGACTGTTACACCCGCACCCGCTGCATAGGAGATCGTTCCATGTCTCAACCAAGTGTCGCGATCACCGAGCTTGACGGCGCTCTCGGTGTCTTACCGCCAAGCGCCGGCCGACTCTATGCGCTCGTCGGGCCGTCGAGCTCGGGCGCGTTCAACGTGCCGGCGACGTTCGCACGCACGAAAGATGTGATCGCGACGTTCGGCGCCGGGCCGCTCGTCGAGGCCGCGTGCCACTACCTCGAGCGCTACGCGAAGCCGATCGTGCTCGTGCGCACCGCGACGACGACGGCCGGCCTCCCGGGAACGCTCGTCACCACGGGCAAGACCGGCACGAGCGTAGTCACGCTCACGGGGGTGCCGCACGACGATTACGAGGCCGTGTGGAAAGCCATCACGGGCGGCACGATCGGCGCGGCCGGCATCACCTTTCAATGGAGCCTCGACGGTGGCCGTACGTGGTCGGCCGTCACGAGTCTCGGCACCGCGACGACGTTTGCGATCCCGGGCTCGGGTGGGCTCACGCTCAACTTCGCGGCCGGTACCATCGTTGCCGGCGACGTCGTTACCACGCGCACCACGGCGCCGGCATGGAACGCAACCGACCTCGGCACCGCACTCGATGCGCTCGCGGCCTCGTCGGTGCAGTGGGAGATCGTGCACCCCGTCGGCCCGGTCGACAGTGCGGCGTTTGACCTGCTCGAGCTCAGGCTCGCCGCACTGCAAGCGGCCGGCAAGTACCGGTCATGGAGCGGCAACACGCGCATGCCGACGCTCGGCGAGAGTGAGGCCGCCTATCGCACGGCGCTCGACGCGATCTTTGCCTCGAAGGCCTCGATGTTCGGCGACTTGTGCGCGGGCGCGTGCAAGCTCACGTCGAGCGTCACCGGCCGCAAGTACAAGCGGCCTGTCTCGTTTGTCGTCGCCGCGCGTCACGCCTCGGTGAGCGAAGAAGTGAACATCGCCGATCTCAACCTCGGCCCGCTCGCGGGGGTGTCGATCCGCGATGCCAACGGCAATCCCGACGAGCATGACGAGTCGATCAATCCCGGCCTCGACGACTCGCGCTTCACTGTGTTGCGCACGTGGGATGACGTGCCCGGCGTGTACGTGAACCGGCCGCGCATGTTCTCGCCGTCGGGCTCTGACTTTCAGTTGCTCCCGCACCGCCGCGTCATGAACCTCGCGCACGCCGCGTTGCGATCTTACTTCTCGAGGCGCCTCAATCGGGCCGTGCTCGTCGACGCGACGACAGGGTTTATCTACGAAGAGGAAGCACTCGAGATCGAGTCGGGGGCGATGGCCGTACTGCGCTCGGCGCTGCTCGCAAAGCCGAAAGCAAGCGGCGTGCGGTTCGCGCTCTCGCGCACCGACAACCTGCTCAGCACAAAAACCATGACGGGTGACGCGCGCGTGATCCCGCTCTCGTACCCGGAATTCATCAACCTTACGGTCGGGTTTTACAACCCGGCCCTTCAAGTGCAGGCGGTGTGATCATGGCTGACCAGATCCGGGTAAACGGCAACCTGTACTCATGGGGCTCGATCAAGTGCAAGGTCGCGGGCGAGCTCTTTCATGGGTTCACCACGATCAGCTACGCCGACAAGCGCGAGCGCGTGAAAGCCTACGGGATGGGCCGCCACCACGCGCCGAGGGGCCGCTCGAGCGGCAAGTACAGTACCGATCCGGTCAAGCTCGCCGGCCCTAAGTCGACGATGCAGGCACTGCGCGCGAGCCTCGCCCTACTCGCACCCGATCGCGTCTCGTACGGCAACGTCGAGTTTCAGTTGATCATCCAATACGTCGAGCCCGGTGAGGTGCCGATGAACGTCGAGATCGAGGGGTGCGTGATCACCGGCAACTCGACGAGCGACGAGGAAAACGCCGATCCCAAAAACGAAGAGTGCGAGATCGATTGCATGCTCATCCGGCGCAACGGCCTCACCCTCTTTGACTCGAGTCGAGGTGCGCCGTGATCGACGACAACGCGCTGAGCGGCCGGCCGTCGCCGCATTTCGAGCAGGCGACGACCGATCCGAATCACGAGCTCAAACAGCGGCTCGAGGTTGCCAAGCTCGAGCGGGCACGGCTCGCGGCCGAGCGGGAGGCACGCGAGGAAGCTCGTGCGCTCGCCGAGCAGCTCGAGGCCGAAGAGCTCGCCGTGCGCAACGCGCAAGCCATCGAGAAAGCTGAGAGCGAGCACGGGCCGCTCGGCAAGAAGATCGCCGCGATGCACACGACGAGCGGGATCGTCATTCTGAAACGCCCGAATCACGTCATTTTCAAGCGCTTTCAAGAGCGCTCCATGTCCGACAAGGGGCTCAAGATCGACGAGTGCGAGGCGCTCGTGCGGCCGAGTCTCGTGCATCCCGACAAGGCGACTTTCGAGCGCTACGCCGAGGAAGAGCCCGCGATCATCTTGCGCGCGGCGAACGTGTGCGCGGCCCTCGCCGGGAGCCGTGCCGAAGAGGTGTCGGGAAAATAGTCGAGCTGAGGGCCGAGGCGTTGCGCGATCAGGGTGTCGCCGCCGCGTGTCTGCTCTCAGCTCTCGGCAATGACGACGACGAGACACAGACTGAGCCCGCTTTGATCCGTAGCTACGTCGGCGCGTTACTCGTCGTCGGCGCGTTTCGCGAGCTCACTCAGATCCGCAAGTTGCTCACCACGAAAGAGAGTTGACGCATGGCCGGCGAGAAAGCAGACGCACAAGCGACATTCTCGATCGACTTGCTCGACGGCACGTCGGGGGCCGCTGAGTCGGCCGGCTCGGCGTTGAAGAAGCTGCAAAAGCAGATCGGCGACGACACCTCGGCGCTCGCCGCGATGCAACGCGCGATGAAAAACCTGCAAGGCGGCACGAGCGTCAACATCGAGCAATTCAGGCACCTGAAAGCGGCGATCGACGCCAAGAAACAGTCGATCGCGCAAGCTCAGTCGTCGTACATGGCGCTCGGCGGCACGTTCGGCGGTGTCAAACGCAGCGGCAAGCCCGCGATCGACACACTCAATCAGCTCGGGCAGACCGCGAAAGGCTTGCCCGGCCCGCTCGGCGGGATCGTCTCGAGCCTGTCGAACCTGAAAGGCATGCTCGGCGGTGGTGTCATGGCGCTCGGCGTCGTCGCGATTGCGGCGGCCGTCGTCGCGCTCACCGTCGCCGCCGTCGCTGCAACCGCGGCGCTGCTCAGGTACGGGATCGCTCAGGCCGGCGCTCGACGCTCAGAGCTCTTGCGGCTCGAGGGCCTCACGAAAATGCGATCGTGGTCGGGCATCGCGGCCGGGAGCGCGAGCGAGATGCAGGCCGCGATCGACAAGGTGAGCGAGTCGACGGCGCTCGGGCGCGACAAGGTCGAGTCATACGCCGCGCAGCTCTACAAGATGGGACTGCGCGGTAACAACCTGAGCGAGGCACTCGACGGCACCGCGATGAAGGCATCGGTGCTCGGCGACGAGGCCGCGAGCGGTTTCATGGGTATGGCTGCGGGTGCCAACTTTGCCGGGCAATCGGTCAAGCGGCTCAGCGACGACGTGCGTGCGCGTCTCGGTGGTGTCGCCGCCGCGCAAATGCTCGATCTCGATGTACAGGCCGCCAAGCTCAAAGAGTCTTTCGGCAAGCTGTGGGCCGGCATCAAGCTCGACGGCCTGCTCAAAGCGGTCAAGTCGGTGACGTCGCTGTTCTCTCAGAGCACGCGCTCAGGACAGGCACTCAAAGTGATCGTCACGACTGTCTTTCAGCCGATGATCAACGCGATCGAGTACCTCGGCCCGGTGGTCAAACGATTCTTCCAGGGCCTGATCATCGGCGCACTGCTCATGGCGATCGCCGTACTCAAGTTGCGCAACTGGTTTCGCAAAACGTTCGGCGACAGTGAGGTGCTCAAAGGGCTCGATCTGCAGAAGGCGGCCCTCTATGTCGGCGTCGTCGCCGTCGCCGCGATCACCACGGCTTTCGTGTTGCTCGGCGTGACGATGGTTGGCGCGATGGTGATGGCGCTCCCGTGGATCTGGGCCGCGGTAACGGCCGTCGGTGCGCTCGCCGTCGAGGCATTGATCCTCGCCGCACCCTTCATCCTCGGCGCGGTTGCGATCGGTGCGCTCATCGCCGCGGGGTATCAGCTCTATAAGCTGTGGCAAGAGATCGACTGGACTGCACTCGGCACCTCGATTGTCGAGGGCATCGTCGACGGCCTCAACAACGCCGCGATCTGGCTCACCGACGCGGTCAAGGATCTCGCCGGTAGCGCGATGAAAGCGCTCAAAGACACGCTCGGCATCGCCTCGCCCTCGAAAGCGTTCGCGCGGCTCGGCCTCGCCATTCCGCAAGGCATCGAGGCCGGCGTCGAGACAGGCACGCCGAGCGCTCGAGCGGCCGTTGCGGGCATCGTCGACGCACCGCGCATCCCGGATCGCGGCGGTGAGCCGACCGGCGACGGGCAAGCGCGCTCAGTCGTGTCGAGCGGCGGCGTGACGATCCACGTGGGCGGCGTGACGGTGCAAAGCGCGGGCGAAAAGCCGGCCGAGTTCATGGTCGACCTCGAGCGCGAGGTTACGGCCATGTTCGAGCGCGTTGCAGTGCAGATCGGCGCCGTGTTGCCGGGCGGTGCGGCGTGAGTTGGGATCCGATCAGCTCGCCGTGCGATTACATCCTGCTCGCCGGCAAGAAGTCGCCCGGGTATGCCGAGATCGTCGGCGCCTCGAGCTTGCGCAAGTGGGATGAGCGCGAGGGCTTCGGCCTTTCGGGCGCGTTTTGCGTGTTCAAAGGCCGCGGGCTCGCGAAATTCAGCGTGCGCGTGCGCCTGTACACCGTCGAGCAGTGGGCCGAGTGGCATGAGTGGCGCCCGCTCGTCGACAAGCTCCCGACCAAGCGCGCGGGCACGGGCAAAGACTCAGGCACGCTCGACATTTGGCACCCGCTGCTCGAGCTGCTCGACATCAAGGCCGTCGCCGTCGAGGAAGTGGTGCAGCCCGAGCAGACCGATAGCGGCGAATGGACGATCGAGATCAAATTCATCGAGTTTCGCCGGCCAAAGATCGCGCTCGCGAAACCTGAAGGTGCCGCCGCGGCGCCTCCCGTCGATCCGATCGAAGAGCTGTACATCAAACCGCTCACTGAGCAGCTGCAACGCTTGGCGGCCGAATGACGACGGACCTCTATGCCGGCGTGAACGGCCATCGGCTCACCGCGGTGCGTCTCACCGTGGGCAACGCCGGGCCGTGGATCGCCGACGTCGATTTCGAGGGCGAGCCCGACGTATCGGGCCGGGTGACGCTCTCGATCGGCCCGCTCGAGCTCTCGGGAACGATCGTGGCGAGCGCGTCGGGTACGTTCGGCCTGCAACGTCGCGCGCGCATCATTGCCGGCGCCGGTGCGTGGGCGAATGAGGTGCCCGCCAAGGCGTATCACAACGATGCCGGCGTGAAGGCGCTCAGCGTCGCCGAGGATGCAGCGCGAGCCGTCGGCGAGACGCTCGGCACGTTTGTGCCGGCCGCTGAGCGCGTGTGGCGAGACTACGCTCGGCAGGTGGGGCCGGCCTCGCGCGCGCTCGAGGATGTACTCGGCGGCGTGCCGTGGTGGGTCGACTATGCCGGCGTGACGCATGCCGGGCCGAGGCCGGCGACGGCCGTTGAGCCCAAAGCGTACACGGTGCTCGCGTACGATCCGCGCGACAGGATCGCGACGCTCGCCGTCGACGATCCGGGAGCCGTGCGCATCGGCTCGATCCTCACCGAGCGGCTCGACGGCTCGCATACGGTGCGCTCGCTCGAGCTGCGCGTCACGGCCGGCGAGCTGCGCGTACTCGCGTGGGTAGGTGGCACCGAAAGCGGCCTCGGCAACTTGGCGGCGATCCTCAAAGCGATCGTGCACCGCTCGACGGACGGGCACCTGTTCGGGCACTACCGTTACCGCGTCGTGCGCATGGCCGGCGAGCGCGTCGAGCTGCAAGCGGTGCGGCGGGCCGTGGGCTTGCCCGATCTCTTGCCCCTGTCGGTGTGGCCGGGCATCGCCGGTGCGCACGCCGAGCTCGCGCCCGGTGCCGAGGTGCTCGTCGGTTTCATCGAGGGCGATCGCACTCAGCCCGTCG